TCCTGTGAAAGATCAGTTTCCGCTAAGGCGTCCTCCGTGTCGGTGGCCTCGGGCTGCGCTTCTGGCGCGGCTTCGGTCTCCTCGGCGGCGGGTTGTTCCTGCGGGGTTATCTCCTCGAGATCGAAGCCGATTTCGGCTGCAATGTCGGAGAGCGTCATTGGGGTGTCTTGTGTGTCTGTCGTCATGGTAATCCAACCAAGTGGGTCAGTGCCTTCTGGGGCGAGCGGCACAGGGGCTCGTTGAAATTCAGAATGACGACAGAATTCTGGAAAGCTATAGAGCCGCACCCAGAGCGGCAGAAACAGGCATCGACCGACCTATAACGGCAGAAAAAAGCGAACCGCTAAGGATTGCTTAACGGTTCGCTTGGCTGAAAAGGTCCGACGGCTCAGGTCGCTCATGGTCGCCTCGCTTACCCACTGGGAACGGCGAGACGGCATGCCCTCAGTGACCGCCGAAAGTTTTCACATCTTATTACTCGCTTCGTCAATGCGCTGGAGGAGGTCGGACTCAAGGCCGCGCAAGGCATCAAGAGCCCCGGCGCAGTGGGCGAGCTGGCCGTGCTCGGTGGCGACCTTGATGCTGCCGACCAATTCGGTGGCGTCATCGATATGGTCGCGGAGGACTTGCAAGACGGCCTGCACGACGAGTGGCTTGCTGCCGGGCATGCACAACGCAGTGCGCATGTCGTCGTCGTCGAGGCGGTCTGGGAGGATGTAGCGGGTGGTTTTTTTTAGGGTGATCATAGGGTTATGGATTTGGTGGTTGATTTTTTTTCAAAAATTAAAAGACGACCTTTTGTGGTCCCGCATAAACGCCAGCCTGCGATTTTAAAACAGCATCCAGGGTTGTTTGACCGGATGCGTCGCGCATCGACATAGGTATAGTGCCTTTCACCAGGCCAGCAGAAATCAGCAATGGCGTCAGCCTGTCCGAGAAGGAGACTGGATTTATGTTCCGACTCGTTTCTAAAAACGGAGCAGTTGATTCCTTCCTGACCGGATGCATCGATGAATTTTTTCCAGACGAACAATGCGTCTCCGTTCCATGTTCGCAGGACGATTTTTTGACCTGGTCCGCAGAACAATTTTGGTTTTCTACCGTCTTTGTAAAATTGACGGCTGTAATGTCGGTCAAAAAGTTTTCGGCAAACACCGTCTCCGTCTTTTGTAATCCACCACAGCGGTTGTTCATCTGATGCAATCAAGCGAGTTGGAATTTTTTGATGATGGCTGCGAGGGAGAAGGTGTGGCGTTTCTGCTTGGGCGCGGGGATCGGGTGCAGGAGGCCGACTTCGAGGTAGGTCTTGTAGGTGCGCTCCGAGATGCCGAGGAGGTCCATGACATCGCGCTTGCGCAGCGTGCGGCGTTTAATAGGCGCCTCCTCCTGTAACATGGAGCTTTCCTCCTTCCACATTGCCGACTCCAGAAGTGAGGAGGTAGCGGAGGCAGTCGATGGGGTCTTTGCTGGCGCCTTTCTGGCCGTCGGTGCCGGTCCATTCTTTAAGAGCCCAGATGGTGTTGGTGCAGCACTCGGATATGTAGAGCCGAGGCGCGTTGGTGTGGTCGATGGGTGCTTCTTCGTCATAAAACAATGCGTTGTTGATGAGGCCGACGCCTTCCTCGATGTTCTCGCCAGGGCAGGATCGGAAGGACATGCCGACATCTTCGAGTTCCTCGAGGAGGGTGGTGGATTGCTCGCGGGTGCCGGCGACGGTGGTGTTCGCATACCTTGAGTCTATCCATCTCTCAAAAATCTTGACCCCGTCGAGGGTCTCCAGGCGTTCGATTTCGGCCTTGTAGGCGAGCAGGCCGAAGCCGAAGGATTTTTGCCCTTCACCTGCTTCGCCGTCGGCTTTCTTGCCGCTGCTGATCGCCCACGGCCCGGCGTAGCCGACGCCCTCGATGTAGGTGTCGGTCTGCGGCCACTCGCGGTAGACCCACGCCCGCTCGGCGGCGTCCACTCGAATCCAGAGCATGAACCAGTTTTTTCCGCCCGCAGGGTCGCAGAAGAGGTAGTTCGTGCCGTCTTTCGGGATTTGGTCGGCTTTGACAACATGCACCGACTCGCGGAAGCGGGGAAAGCGTGTGGCGGCGGCCTTGACGGGGACGCCGTAGGCGCGGCACAGGATTTTTTCTCGCGGTTGCTTGGCGAGCTCGGTCTTCATGCGCCCGTAGCCTGCCCACGGGTTGTTTTTTGTCTGGAAATAGATGATGCCGGCGTGACGGCTGGTGCATTCCTGCACGACGGGGACTTTTTCAAATCCCTTGCCGCTTTTTCTCGGCAAAAGCTCGGCATCGCACTCCTCGAGGGTCTTGGCGCCTTGGAGATAGTTTTTTACCGTGGGCGAGTAGCCTTCGATGGGCGTAAATGTGACGAGGAGGATGCCGTTTCGGTCGAGAAGTCGAAATCGGATGGTTTCAAGCCAGTCGAGGGGCACTAATTCGTCGCACCAGGCGAGATCGATCTCACCACCCTCTATTGTCGTGATGTCCTGGGCGTAATTTCGGAACCAGACCTGCGATTTGTTCGGAAGGACGGCGGTATTTTCGGAAAATCCGTTTTTTTGGGTGTAGGAAATGTTGGTGATCTTGCTGCGCTTGGCCGTTCGCAGCTCGGCGGGCATGAAATTCCACACAATCGGCTGCTGCATGGAGATGGAGTTGTCGTTTGTGGTCTGGAAGCACCACACGCGGCTCGCGGGCTTCTCCAGCAGGGTGCGGACGACCATTTTTCCTGCCCAAGTGGACTTGCCGGAGCGGTTGCCGCCCAGCACCAACAGGTCGCGGTAGCGCTTGGCGATTTTTTCGGCTCGAGTCCAATGCTCGGGCTCGTAGCCGTAGCGGATCGGATCCTCCTTTTCCAATCCAATGCGACGCTCCCTCTCGGCCAAGAGGGTCTTCGCCGCCTCGAAGTCGGAAACAAAAAGCTCCGGCGGGATAAATGGCAGCAGCGGGTGGGCGGTTTGCGTGAATGTCATACTTTTACCCCAAGAGCGAGGTCGCTGGCCCTCTGTCTTGCCTCGTCGCGCTCTTCTTTTACTCGTAATGCGGCCAAAAGAATATCTTCGTAATCGGTTGCATTTAACGCTCGCTTTGCGTCTTCAATGGTTGTCAGCGCCTTGTTGCGCTCTCGCTCCAACATCGCCAGCTCCTCAGTTGTGCGGAGTTCCAATCCGGACAAAATGTCCGCAATTTTGGCCGCATCAGACCTTGCCTCGTCGCGCTCTTTGATAAGGCGCTCGTAGTGGTTGCGCGTCATGGTGGCAATGTCTCCAGAGGCACGATCCATCAGCGCCTCATTCCTCTCCCGCTCCAGTCGGCAAGCCAGTTCCAAAAACTCCTCAAGGTGAATGAAGTTGCCGGGGTTCTCGGCCAGCATTTGCGCATACAGCGCGTCCGTCTCAGGCGTGTCACTCATCGCGTGCCTCCTCTTTGAGTTGATCGACGAAATCCCATGCCTGCTTAGATCGCAGGTCGAAATACCTGGCTAAGAGATGCGCCACGCCTTGGAGCGTGGTCTCTTCTGCGGTGCAGAATTCCTCAACCAGACACGCGATCTGCCCGAGCATCTGGCTGTGCTTTTCGGCACTCATGCCTCATACCCCCCGTGCAACAGCGGGTTCGTCTTCGGCTTCACCGCCACCAACGCACCGCCGGCGTCCACTCCCACCAAGACCGGCTCGTTCGCCCGGTAGAAGGTATTCGACCGCACTTGCACATTCACCACCTCGCCGTCGAGGTCTACCCTCAACACACGGGGGTTCTGCGGCTGCCGCCCTGGCGCGGCCTTGCCCATCCTCGGCCACTCAGGAGGCATAGGCGCTTGATCTTGTTTCGTTTCTTGCTTGTTCGATTGGGTTTTTTTCATAAAATTTTTCGGGGGCTGGACCAGTGGGGGTAATTTTGCAGAGTCAGCGGACCGACCCCCCTCCCCCCCCTGTCGGGCGATTATTGGTTGATAACTTCTGATAACACCTAGAATAGATAGTGAGCTTGGGTTGATTTGCAATGACTTACTCGGACGCGTCAGATTCGGGCTCGTTTTCGGTGCTCTTATTGAGACTGAGCGGAGGTTTTGAAAGAGCGACGCTTGCACTACTACTGGTTCCCGACGGGGTCTCGAACTCATATTCGCCATCGATAGCGTCGACTTGTTTGGGGATGCTGGCAATCAACTCCTCAAAAGACAATGCATTGATCTTGTTGTGAATACTGATGGTGAGCTGCGCTGCACCTTCGGAGTCTCTGAGCTTGTCTTGAGCTGTGCCGAGGATGAAGTTGAGCTCGGCGGGTTTCATCTTGGCGAGTTGCATGGGGTTCCCGAGCATGTCAACGAGTGCATCGGATGACAGCCTGGCGATCTCTCGGAGGCGATTGGTGCGGGCTTGGGCTTCCTTCTCTTTGGTGTCTGGATGGTTAGCTATGATGCGGTTGATGACAGGCACGGCGACGCCGAGCTTGGTGTTGATGGTTGTGACCGTCATGCCCATCAGGAAGAACTCGGCGACGATATCGCACATCTGGCGGAACTGGGTTGACATGGCATCCCAGTTGACCGTTTCTTCGCACGCTGCGGCCTGTTGTAGGGCTTTTTCCAGCTTGTTGGGCTGTGACCCTTGCTCGGACTTAATCGCGGCTTGTGCGCGCCTCTGGAGCTTCCATTGCACCGCTTCCTCGTAGTCCATGGGACATCCGGCATCGAACCACTGGGTTGCTGTCTGGACGCTGACTTGGAATTCGGTGGCCAGCTTGGTGGCGATGCTGTGTTTGGTTTCGGGTTTGGCGGATCGTTTGGGTTTCATGGTTGGCGTGCTTTCCAGTTGCTGGCCTCGACGACGAGTCGTCGGGCTTCCTCGACGGATTGCCAGTAGACTTCCTGCTCGCCGATGTCGCGGGAGTATTCGGGCGGCTCGACATGGTCGAGGGCCCAGCGGAGGTAGGTGGCGAGATCGGTGGCGAGTCGGCAGGTGTGGGTGATGCCTGGGTGGTCTTGCCATTCGCGGCCGCAGGCTTGGCAGCCGATGTATGGGTCGTGTTGTTTTTTGGGGGTGTTCATGTGATTGCTCCGCATAATCTATTTTGCGGATTTCGATGGTTGGAAATGACCCCTCCGAAAAATTACTCCTCCGCAAAACAATCCCCCCTTCTTAGGGGGATTTTGCGGAGGTAATTTTGCGGAGGTCATCCATGCTCCGCAGAATTGGAATATTGCGGAGGTTTTGCGGAGGTTTTGCGGATATAGTAAAAACATATCTATGCGGCGGCTTTCTGTGGGTGAGTGTGCTTGTTTAAAACCCGCTTGATGGTGTCGTGAGAGACCTTGTATTTGCTCATAGCGGTGGAATAGAACCCCCGGCTGTTCTCTGGCCATTTGGCGTGCATGGTCACGATCTCGAGTTCTTGCACGGCGGTGAGGGCGGACGGCCTGCCGGACTTGCCCTGCGGCTTGCCCTCTTCTTGGGTTTCCTCGGGGAGTTCTGCGACTTCCCAGTGTAGTCCCTTGTCAGCGTGCTTGATGATGATGTCCGTGGTCGGGTGCCCGTGTTCGTCTACAACAGCGGCGCGGTTGCCACGCTTGGCCAGGAGAACCTTGAAGATTCCTTCGTGCTTGGTGGTCTGGAGCACACAGATGGCGCGAGCCCAGTTCGTTAGCTCCGATGAGCCAAGGCCGATGTAGGCGTAGTCATTCGCGTTCCAATGCGCCCGGCTCTTGCTGTCCGATTGGGGTTTCCCGGTGTGGTGACTCCATACCCATGCGAAGCCGTGCTCGAAGGCCAGTGGGTTGCATAGCTCGCGCAGGAAGTGACTGGCCACAGCCTGCTGGGAAATGTCGTCGCCGATGAATGAGAGGAGCGGATCCCCGTAGACCAGATCGAACGGCCCGTGCTTGACGATCAGCTCGCGGATCACCTCGATGAATGCTTCGCCGGTCTGTGCTGTGACCCGAGCCACGATCACATTCTCCCGCAGGATATCCACCGCCTCGCGCTGCGTCATCTTACTTTGCGCGACGACATAGGACATCACGCCTTGAACCACTTCGGCCATGTCGCCCATATCGTTCTCAGCCTGCACGATCAGGCACTTGAGCTTGTGCTTGGGCTTCATTCCAAAGAACGGCATACCCAGCGCCCAGGTCATCGCCTGCTGGAGTGTGTAGGAGGATTTGCCGATGCCCGACTGCCCCAGCAGCAGGAGCTGCCCGCCACGGCACAGCCAGCGGTTCCCCACCAAGGTGCTGGAATCGTCTTCCGCCTTGTATTCCCAGAGCTGCTCGAAAGTGTGCATCTCCACGCCCACCATGGCCGACTTCGGCTTCGCCAGGAGTTTCAGTTCCTCGAGCGCCTCGGCCACAGGCATGTCGCCGGTCGCCAGCTTGCGACCGATCTGTGTCGCCTTGCGGTGGTTCGAGGCTGAGGAAATGTCGGCAAGGTATTCGGCAATGATGGCGCCGCCCGCTGGGTTGTATGCCAACGAAGTATCCGCCAGCACCACACCATCCTGCCAAGAGACCATCCCGGCGGCCTGCGCCTCGGCCTCGGCGAGCCTCAGCCAATACGGCTCCCGCTCGATAGCCTCGAGGATCGTCGTGCCCACCACCGCCTTGCCAGCGTGGTGGAGCCTGTGTGCGGCGGCATAGTAGAGCCCATTCAGTGTTGAGCTGAATGCCTCGGGGTCCACGACCGCCGATTTCGGCACGCCGGCGAATCCAGCCACACTAATATAGCCGACGACGGCGCTCTCTTTTTTAGGGTATTGCATTAAAAATTGTTTTTCTGTTCCCAGCGTTGCACCCGGCGATCAAATCTCGTCCACCGTAGGTATTCCATTTCAGTCATGGCTCCGTCCCTGTAGAGCCAGTCGGCAAACTTGCCGCCCTGCGCAGCCATTCCCCATCCGCTTGAGTCTGGATGGTGCCTCGACTCAAAAACTTCGCACGGCCATTGCTTGAGACGGCTGCGCCAATAGCGATGCCTTTCCTCGTTTGGAAGTTTCCCGAAGAGTTCGAGTTGCATTTCTAT